TCAAGATAATTTCATACCACCGGCTGCGAATGATGGAACAACATCTGGTAAAGAAGAAGAAAAGCGGTTTATGGGACTTGATATTATGACTATTTTTTCTAAAATGAATAAAAAAACAGAGGAGTGGAAATAAATGGATTTTGTAACAAAAGGTAATGAATATACCAGCGAACAATTTTTAAGCGGAACAGGACACAGATATATGGAGTTTGAAGTGCCGCAAGGTAAAAGTGTAAAAAGAGGTGATGCTGTAAATGCAACTGCTGAACTTTCAGACGGAACTGATTTATTTGGAATAGTTATGGAAAATGCTGACGGAACAACTGTGAAAACTAAAACAACTGTAGCTATTTCAGGAGAATTTATTTTTGAGGGATTAAATGTGAAAGCAGGTACACAAAAATCAGATTTTACAAAAGCAGCTAGAGATAAAGGTATTGTAATAAAAGGATTAGGAGGTAAGGAATAATGCCAGCAGTAATAGAATTTATTGGGTTGTATGACCAGAATGTGATTAGACCGAAATCATTTATAAAAGACAGTTATTTTAAAAATAGAAAAACATCAGAAAATCAAAAAATGGAAATAGAATTTAGAAAAGGAAGACAACTTGTAGCACCTTTTGTATCCGAATTTATTCCAGGAACAGAAATGGTAAAGAACACTTATGAAAGTAAATTTTTTCAAGCTCCAAAGGTAGCACCAAAAAGAACTTTTTCGGCTTTTGAATTGTTTTTTAATAAGACAGCAGGGGAAACAATTTATGGTGGGAAAAGTCCCGAGGAAAGAAAAGCAGACTTACTTGCAGAATCTTTTGCAGAATTTGAAGAACAAATTACAAGAAGAGAAGAAATAATGTGTACTGAAACGTTGTTTAATGGAAAAGTGGTTGTAAAAGGTGAAGGAATAGAAGGGGAAATTAAATTTGGAACAGTTGAAGAAATTACACCAGCTGTTTTATGGACTCAACCTAATGCCGATATAATTGGAGATTTGCAGGCAGCTATAACAAAAATCGGGAAAGTTACAGGATTAAGACCTGAAATGATATTAATGGATCCTGTGGCAGCAAAATTATTTGTAGATAATGAAAAAATTCAGAAGTTGTTGGATGTAAAAAATTATAATATAGGAAAAGTAGATCCAAGAGAAACAGCAGCAGGAGCCGTTTATATTGGAACAATAGCACCTTTTGGGTTGCCGATTTATTCTTATCAATCTCAATACTCTGTATTAAATGCTGATGGAAAAACTTATAGTGATAAGGATTTAATTCCTGAAGGGAAAGTTCTGTTAGCACCAAGCAACAATAAAATTATGTACGGACCAGCAGCAGATGTAAAACAAGGAATTATTGTAGCAGAACGTTCAGTATTTACAGATGAAGATTCAAAATCTAACACTGTAGAAATCAGAACAGAATCAAGACCACTTCCTGTGGTTTATGATATTGAAGCTATAAAAATATTGAAAGTTAAATAGGAGGTAATGATGAAATTTAGAACATTAAAGCCTATGATTTATGGTGGAGTTAGTTATGAAGTAGATGCTGAAGTAGATATACAAGAAAAGTCAGTAATAAAAAGCTGTCTCGAAAGAGGGCTTATTGCTGAAATAAACGGTAAAACTGAAAAGTCTGAAGAATCGATTGAAACAGAAAATACTGAAGAAACAGACAAAAAAGATACAAAAAATAAGAAAAATAGGTAAAAAACATGAATTTTAAAGATATTTTAGAAAATGATATACAAAATATATTTTTAAATTTAGAAGAGTTTGGTGAAACACATAATTTGAATGGTACTGATGTTATTTGTGTGACAGATGAGGACAGTTTTCAAGAAAAGGAAATTAGTGGAAAATTAACAATAGAAAGTGGATTTTACAAGGAAGGGATTACGGTGTTTATTGACAAAAAGTATTTGAAGTATAAGCCTGAAGGCAATATGAGGATAGATTTTGACAATAAGGAATGGATAGTTGCAAACTGTAAAGAGAACTTTGGTATGTATGAACTCGATTTGTATAGATACACTGATTATTAGGAGTTGATTTAGATGTTTACGATTCAATTTGATGAAAGTGTCCTTAATGATATTGAGAATAAGTTTGTTGAGTTTCCACAACAAGCTCCAAGGGCTTTAGCAAATGCTTTGAATAGGGTTTCGACTATGAGCAAGACTCGTATGGTTAGAAATGCAACTAAGACCTATACGGTTAAATATGGGGATTTATTAAGCGGATTGACTATGAAAAGAGCTAATCCTGGTAAGCTTATGGCTGAAATCAATTCTAATGGAGGTTATTTGGGTTTGGACCATTTCCAATTGAATCCGAGCGCAAGAACAGGCAGAACATCAGTAACGGCTACAGTAAAGAATGGTAATGGGATAATGCTTAATGATAAAACATTTATAGCATATAAAGACGGTCATTTAGGGGCATTCGAAAGAGAAGGAAGTGGACGATTGCCAATCAAAAGAAAATATGGACCGTCTGCTCCGCAAATGTTAGGACCTACAACGTGGTTACCAGATCTTGACGAATTTATGTCTCAAAAGTTAAATGAAAGGTTTGAACATGAGTTGAATAGGCTCTTGTCGATGTAAATTTATGAGTATCAAAGTTATTGAAAAAAGTTTGTATGACTTTTTATGTGAAGAATTTAAAGATACTGATTATCAGATATTTCGAGGAGCGTTGCCAGTTAGGAGATATGGCGAAATTGACAAAAATACAGGACAAAAAAAGCCGTTTTTCCCTTGCGTGACATTAAGAGCTTTGAGTTCAAGGCAAATTACGGAAGGAATGGATAGTTATGATTGCGACGCTACTTTTGAAATAATAGTTGGTACTAAAAACGAAGATTATATTGATAATCTTTACAAAGGTGAAGAAATTAGAAGTAAACTTTTAACTAAAGTTTATGATGAAAGAGGATGGGCAATACGGGAAGATAAAGAATTTAAGTGCGATTTATATAGCGATGAGTTTGGAGATTTTATATTTTCAAGAATTACATTTACAGTTTGGGATTATCCTGTTGAGCCTGGAATTTTGAAGGAGGAATAATGGAAGATAAAAAGCAATATATTTATTTAGGAGATACGCTTGAATTTAAAGATATTAGATTTACAAAAGGTGTTATTTACTACAGTAATGAAGTGATTGAAAAAAAATTTGAGAAATATCCACTTTTGAAAAGAACTTTAGTGGATGTTAATCGAGCTAGTGAAGCATTACAAAATGAAAAATTGCTTGAAACGGTAACGCAGCAAATTAAAGACCAAATAAGAGAGGAGGTTGAATAATGGGTTATAAACACGGAACTTATCAAACTGAGACATCGAGTGACATTTCACTACCGATAGTGCTTGACTACGGACATTTTATTGTAGGAACTGCACCGATGAATAAAGTAAAAAGAGAAAACAGAAGAGTGAACGAGATTGTAAGATTAGGAACTTATAAAGAAGCTATTCAGTATTTTGGAGACACTTACGACTTAGATTTTTCAATTTCACAAGCGATAAAAGTGTTTTTTGAATTGTATAAAGTAGCACCACTTTATGTTGTAAATATCCTGGATATTGAAAAACATAAAACAGTTAAAAAAACTCAAAACGATTTGAGCTTAACAAATGGTAAAGTTGTTATTCCAAATCACAAATTGATAACAGATACGTTAGTAGTTAAAGAAAATGCAACATCACAAGTTATTTCAGACGCTGTAACGATGTGGACGGATGAAGGTCTTGAAATATATGCTAAGCCGTCAAATGGAACTAAAATTGATATTGAATATGAAGAAATTGACTTGTCAAAAGTAACGAAAGCACAGGCTTTAGGCGGATATGATATTTCAACAATGAAAAGAGCAGGATTAGAGCTATTAGATGAAGTTTACTTAAAATATTCAGAATTACCAGCTTTCATTGATATTCCAGATTTTTCAAGCGATAGTGAAGTTGCGGCGATTATGCAAACAAAAGCTAAAAATATAAACGGAAATATGTTTGAAGCGGTCGCATTGATTAATGCACCGATTGACAAACCTTATGACCAAATTTCTAAATGGAAAGATGACAATAATATTAACGGAAATGACCAAATTGTGTTATATGGAATGTTGGGATTAGCTGGTAAAAAATATATTCAGTCTATTCAGTATGCCGCTTTGTCGTTGTTAGTAGATGATGAGAAGAGTGGTGTACCTTCACAGGTGCCGTCTAACTTTGCATATAAGTGTGATAGTTTATATTGGAAAAATTCAAATGGAAAATTAGAGGAAATAATTTTAGATAAAGAACAACAGGCTAATTTTTTGAATAAAAATGGAGTAGTTACAGCTATTAATTTCAAAGGTTGGCGTTGCTGGGGGTCTGAAACTGCACTTAATCCGATGGCAACAGATCCGAA